AGAGAATGGTAAAGTTGACAAGAAGAAAGTCGTTATGAAAGAAAGAGAAGGTCTTATCGAGAGAGTAGACCCAGTTTACGTAACAAAAGACGGAAAACAATTACTTAGAGAGCAATACTAATTTAGAGAATGGCACATATTAGAGAGACTGTTAATGAAAGACTCATGAGAATGAGAAAATTATCTAATATTTCAGAAGCTAATTATTCATTAATTGGTGGTATGGATGAAGATGATGAAATGCCTGATTTAACAGAACCACAAGCAGATGATCCTGCTGCATTAGAAGACCCTGCTTTAGGTGGTGAAGAAGCACCTGCGGAAGCACCAGTTGAACAACCAGAGGATACTATGAATAATGTAGCAGATGATGGTCAAATGGGTGTTGATGTTCCAGAAGAACCATTGGGTGATGAAATGTCACCTGAAATGGGTATGGAAGAACCTATGCCAGAAGAACCATCTGTGGAGGAAAAACAAAATGACATCATACAAATGAACATTTCTGCAATGCAGAAGATGCAAAAAGTTATTGATGATTTAGAAAATACTGTTGGCTCTCTTAATAGTAGAATCGGTACATTATCTGCCGATGTGGAAGAGGTACGTGAACCTAAAAACGTAGAGAAGCTAATGAAACGTAAAGAGGATTCACATCCTTTTTATTATAATCTTAACGATATGTGGGAAGGTAACTCTTTTCAAGCGAGAAGAGAAGTTGATAACATCCAAGGTATTAAGCAGATGGAAGATGGGACTTATATGGCTGATTTTGATGATTTACCTAAACATAACGATCAAGAATTGGCGAAGAGTTTCAATCTGAATCTTGGCGAGAGTAAAAAATATAGAAAATAATGAAAATACATAATCCAAACGGTTCTAAAGAAAGACTCAAAGAAATGTTTGAGCGAGTTAATAAAGTTACGCTTAACGAAACATTTGATATTCCAGTAGTTAATGATAAAGCATATCTAGATAAAACTGGTGATGATGCTGCAGAAAAGGAACAAAAATCATCTAAATATGATGGTGGTGTGGATTATCCTGCTATTGATGATCTTAAAACTGATCATGAATCATTAGATAAACTAGCCGAAGAAGAAGAGCTTGATGAAATATCAATGGCTGGTCTTAAAGGTGTTGGTAAACATATTGGTGGTTCTATTAGTAATACTGTCAACAAAGGTGTTGAAGGTGTAAAAAATTATGCTGGTGATCTCAAAAAAACATACCATAAAAATACTGGTAATTCACAATTAGGTAAGATACAAAAATATGCAACTAATTTTGGTGAAAAATTTGGTAAGTATTTAGTAAAATATAATGAGCAAGCAGTTAAAGCTGGTGAGCAAGAATTACAACCAAGACAAATTGGTATGGTAATTTTAAATGCATTAGATACTGCATATAAAAGTGGTGGTAGTGCAGATATCAATCTAGATAGATTGAAAATGCAAAAAGAAAGTGAAGATTACGAAGAAATTGAAGGTGGACTTGGTGACGATTCTGACCCAAACGAATTTGATCATCGTCAAGTAATGAAAGGAATGGAAATTGAAATGGAACATACTGATGATCCAAGACAAGCTCTTGAAATTACTATGGATCACTTAATGGAAATTCCTAATTATTATGATGAATTAGAGGATATGGAATCTGAATCAGGTGTTGAAGCAGAAGAAGATATGGGTGATGATTCCGCTAGTGCATTATTAGACCCATCACAACATTGGGTTGATGATTATAGTCCTAAAAAATTAGGTGATGAAGCTGAAATGACTGATGATATTAATGAAGAGGAATTAGCTGATACATGGGCAAAAATGGCTGGTGTTTCTAGACAAGATTGGACTTATATGCCGTATAAAAAGAAAATGCAGTATATTAATAAGTACTATCAAGAAAATCCTCAACAAAATAATAAAGACCCATATGGTGGTGATCCAGAAGGAGTTGCTAAATGGTTAGAAAAGGATAAGGCAGCAGGTAGATCACCTATGGATGAAAATGCTACTGAAATGAGTTTTAATGATGATGGTAGAGGTAATTGGATTCCACAAGGAATGGAAGATAAAAAAATTGCAATCAGAAAAGTTCAACAACCAATGGGTAGTGGAAATGAAAAATATTTGTTAGTTCAATTAGACCAAAATGGTGGTGTAGTAGATATCTACGATAAAAAAGATAGTTGGGAAGAAGCAGTAGCTGCCTTGGGAGCATCAATAAGCTAAGTTCAACGTATTTATATTAAAATATAGCAATGAGTAGATACAGGTCATACTTTTCTAAAAATAATACATTAATTGAAGATAATAGAACTAATAATTCTCAAAATCCTGTAAGTGAAATCGCTTATGGGACTTTAGAGGGTAGAGTTAGTCGATTTATCTTTGATGTTGACTTACAACCTCTCGTTGATAAGCTAAATTCAGGTGCTTTGAATCCTGATCTAATCGAAAAACACATATTAAATCTTACTAATACAATAAGAATCATTCCTGAATTAGTTGGGAAAAGATATTCTGATTGTGAAACACAAAGAGCAGCTAGTTTTACTCTTGAATTATTCAATGTAGAAGAAGATTGGGATGAAGGTAATGGCTATGACTTTGTTTATATTGATGAGCAATTTCCTAGTATACCTAAGCAAGCATCTAACTGGTTTGAAAGAAAAACTGGTGTGGATTGGTCTGTTGAAGGTGGAGTTACCAGTGGTAGTACTATATTAGATACTGTCTATTTTGAAGATGGTAGTGAAAATATTAGTTTAGATATTACTGACTATATAAGTTCAAGAATATTTGCTACTGGGTCTACAGGTTTTACTGGTACAAGTTTCGGACTTGGGATTAAATTTATTGATGAAATTGAATCAGGTAGTACACTTCATAGACAAGCAGTAGCATTCCATGTGAAAGATTCCCCTACTTTTTATGAGCCATATGTAGAAACAATAGTAAATGATCGTATTATAGATGATAGAGATTACTTTTATATGAACAAAAGTAATAATCTTTATTTATATGCAAATGCTGGTGGTAATAGTGTTGATGTTATAGTAAATAGTGTAACCATTAATGACTACCAAGGAAATGAAGCTGCTGTAATTACAGGAGATAGTATTCAAGAGATTAAAAAGGGTGTTTATAGGGTTAATTACGAAGCTAGTACTTCAATATATCCTGACCAAGTGATATTTAATGATATATGGAACGTGACTGTTAATGGTAGAACAAAAGAAGTTACACAGCAATTCTATTTAATTAATGAAGAACAATACTTAAATTTCGATTTATCTAAGAGAATTAATTTTGATAATTATTTCTTTAATATTATAGGTATTGCCAACAGTGAAATAATTGAAGCAGGTAACACTAGAAGAATTGTTATCGATGCAAGAGAGTTATATCCTGATCAAAACAATAACCTACCTTTAAATCTAGAGTATAGATTATTTGTAAAACAAGATGTTGACCATCAAATCGATGTAATTCCATTGACTAAAGTAGATCGTACTGTAGCTGGATATGAATTTATATTAGACACTTCATGGTTAATTCCTCAAGACTATTATTTAGAAATAAAAATTTCAGATAATGATGTGTATGATGTCAAAAAACCAATTTCTTTTACAGTTACTTCAACTGAAATTGTCTAAATTTTTTTATTAAAAAAAAGGTAGAAAATATGCCTTATTTCGTATTTAAAATAATATTTAGAGTATTTATATACACGAGAATTTGAAGTGGAAATAAAAAAAAGTGAAAAAAATATTAGTGAAAAGTTAAAAAAGATTGACAATTGAAAATTTAATTTGTAGTATTGTAATGCATAACGAATTAAGAAGAAGAATATAAGTGAAGTTTAAATATAAAGTGTAATTATTGATGGAAAACACAAACCAAAATTCAGGTGCACCACAAGGTGGTAATCTTGATGCAGCAAAAGCCTTATTTGCTGATTATGAAACTCAAGGCGATAATAAACCTAAGAAACTAAGTAAAGAAGAAATTCTTGCTCAGTATTTCACACCAAGGAGAACTAAAGAAATTTTTAGAATTTTACCACCAAAAGCTGGTCGTAGACACGTTGAGACTGCATTTTTTCATGCAGTAAAAACTAATTCTTCTGATGGAAAAAGGTGGAGAAAAATTTACTGTCCAAAACATAACGATCCAGAGGTAGCAAAAGTTGATGCTAACGGTAATGTTGTTACAGATGCGGATGGAAAACCATTCATGATCCCAGCACCATGCCCTATTTGCGATAAAAAAGATGACTTACTTAAAAAGCAAGATCAGTCTATTCGTAAAATCAAAAAAGAGGATATGAATGCTCAACAATTAGAGATCAAAAAGCAGAATGACCAAATCTATAAAGATGCAATGGGATTCGATGCTAAGAAATTCTATATTGTTAAAGGTATTGATAGAAACAGTACTGGTGACGGTGTTAAGTTCTGGAGATTCAAACACAATTTCAAAAAACAAGGTATCTACGATAAATTAATGCCAGCGTTACAAAACTTTGTGGAACAAGCACAAGTCGATTTTGCTGATCCATTCAAAGGAACTGACCTGACTATCAGTGTAGTAGATAATCAAATACCGGGTTCAAGTAGAACATTTAAAGATGTATCTAACATCATGGCAACTGGTTCTAAGCCATTGGCTGAGGATGAATTAATCCGTAATCAGTGGTTAAGTGATTGCAAAACTTGGAGAGATGTATTCAAACCTGCATCAGCACCTGAATTAACTGAAACTGAATTCTTAGATAGAGTTTCAAGAGGTACTGATCCATATTGGGATGATTCTGATTCTAATAATAAAAAGTGGGTTTTTCCTGATCCAAGAGATTACGACAAACAAGAAAAAATGAACAACAGAGATTCATCTCTAGGTTCAAACACTGATAATTTCGAAAGAAAAGTTGAGAAAGCATCTGATGTTGTTGGAAAATCTTATGATGGTGTAAACATTAACAATGTTTCAAAACAAGATGTTGGAGAGTATAATGACGATGCAGTTGATTTAAGTGGAGGTACTGATAAAGCACCTGAGAATACACCTGATGAACCAACTAAGCAGCCTGAGCCTCAAAGAGAGCAAGAGCAAGTAACTGCTGGTGATGATGGTGATGGTGATCAAGACTACGATGATCTTCCTTTCTAAATAAGGACAAAATACTGATAAAGGTGGGAGATTTCTTCCACCTTTTTTTAACAATAATTTTTAGCTACTAAATAAAAAAACGTCATGGCTAAGACTCCAACAAATAAAGCTGGGAGAAAACCAACAGGTAAAAAACCTTTCTCTTTAGCTAATTTCAAAGAAAAAACTAACACAGTTAACGTGAAGGAAAAACCATTAAGATGGTTAAAATGCTCAAAAGCATTCCAAGAAGAATTAGGTATACCGGGTTTTCCTGTGGGATATGTATCTCTAACTAGAGGTCATTCTAACACAGGTAAGTCAACATCTCTATGTGAAGCAATTGTAGATGCACAGAAGCAGAATATATTACCAATCATAATTGATACCGAAAATAACTTAGGTGAGAGTAGACTTAAGAAAATGGGTTTTGATTGGGAAGGTGGATTTTACATTAAGATAAGTAATGATTATCTATTAGAGCAATTTGGGAAACCAAAAGACCCTAAGAGAGAGTTAGCATCTATTGAAGATTTAGCTGAATGTGTGAATTACTTTCTAAACATGCAGAAAGCTGGTGAATTACCATATGATTTATTATTTGCAATAGATTCAATAGGTACACTTGATTGCAATAGAACGGTTAATGCACTTGAAAATGAGACAAGTGATAACAACATGTGGAATGCTGGTGTATATGAGAAGCGATTTAAACCTATCATAAACTATAGAATTCCAGCATCAAGATCAGTTGATAGTGAATATACTAACTCAATGGTTGCGGTGCAGAAAATTTGGTTACAGGCTAACCAAATGGGTGCTCCTACTGTAAAACATAAAGGTGGTGACACATTTACATTTGCTGCTAGACTAATAATTCATCATGGTGGTGTAATATCAGCAAGTGTCAAGAAAATTACTGCAACTAGTAAGAAACGAGATGTTCAATTCGGTAACGAAACAAAAATTGCTGTAGTGAAAAACCATATTGATGGAGAATTCGGTGGTATATCATTAGAAGGTAAATTAATATCAACTCCACATGGATTCATCGGAACAACAAACGATGGTAAAACTCAATATAAGAAAGATCATATCCAGTACTTTAGAGATATTCTAGATGAGGATGTATCTGCAGAAGATATTGTAACCAAGTATGTTGATGATGGTAGTGGTGGATTTACATTCGAAGATGTTGAAGAGAAACTTGATGAGTTAAAAGAAGGTAAAGAGCGTAGCAATCAAGATTTAATGGATGACTTTGAGAATGATAAAAATGATGATAAAGAGTGAAAGTTAGAACACTTTTAGTTGATTCATCATATCTATTAAAGCGATCATTTAATGGAGCAAAGGATACATACACCAATAGTTTTGGACATATTGGTGCTTTGTATTCTTTCCTTACTACGCTTAGGAAGATCATCAAGGAAACCAAAGCTAATAAGGTTATACTTGCGTGGGATGGTGAAAATGGTGGATTACATCGTCATATTATCGATCCAGCTTACAAAGCAAATCGAACTAATAAAGAGTGGTATGCTAAGATTGAGTTATCAGAAGCTGAAATTAGAAGAGAAGAGAGTAAAGAGCAATCACTTCTAAAACAAAAGATGAGAATTCAAGCGTATGCTGAGGAATTATTCTTAAGACAAATAGAAGTTGATGAGATTGAAGCTGATGATTTGATTGCTGGTTATATCATGAAGAATTCAGATGACGAAGATATCACACTATACACTAATGATAGAGATTTCCTTCAATTGCTGGAATATGACATAACTATCAAATTCGGTAACATAGAGAGTCCAATAAATAAGACTAATTTCTTCTTTGAGTTTGATTATCATTACAAGAATGCATTACCGATTAAAGTAATTGAAGGTGATACATCTGATAATCTAGCTGGTATTAGAGGAATAAAATCAACAACACTACTTAAGCATTTCCCAGATATGAAGTTCAAGCAGATTACTGTTAGAGAAATATGTAGGAGAGCTGACGAAATAAATAAAGAAAGAGTTGAGAATAAGAAAAAACCATTAAAAGCATTTGAAACATTACTATCAAATGTGGAAAGATTAAAGATCAATTATAGATTAATGAATCTATCTGAACCATTTTTAAGTGATGAAGCAGAAGATGAACTAGATCAATTGATTGAGATGCCATTATCTGATGATGATAGAAACTCCAAGAATCTACTTAATATGATGAAAGAGGATGAGTTTTTATCAGTGTATGGAGGTACGTTTGCAAATTATATTGAACCATTTTACCCTGTTATCATGAGTGAGAAGCAGATGTATAAAGAATATTTGAAATTAAATCAGTAACTTGGTTTAGTTTTATTGACTTCTTAAAATATATAAGGTATATTTGGAATGCATAACAAAAATATATTAAGATGGAAAATAAAGAACATGAAAATATGTTCAAGTTTGGTTTATATCAAGCTGACGAAACAATAATTGAGACTCTGTTTTCAGCAGACGTTTTTAATCCTGTTATCCGTTACTCGGTAGATATCAGAGAGGACATATTTTCGATAATCGTAAGATTACAGAAAGCATTATCAAGAAGAAACTTATCACATAAGATTGAGTTTGGTGAAAACAGTTACGACTTTCTTGACTACTACAAAAACCTATCAAATATTGAGCATTCTAAATTAGATGGTAAGTCTTTCAATGACAAGCTAAAGCTTAAGAAGAGGTCAAATCAAACAGTTAATGGGAAGACTTATAGTGGAGTCCAATTTAAATTTGGTCTTTACATCAATAATAATCCTATCGTTGAGAGAGATTTCTATGTAGAGGGTTACAACCCTTCATCTAGATTCTCTATTGAGTTAAGTGAAACTGTAGACGATATCGCCCAAGAGATCAATAGTAAACTGAAAGATCAGGATACTACTCACATGTGGGATGATTATGATTTGATTTATACTTACGGTTTACATATAAACCAAATCAGAGACCTTTCTAATAAGCGTAGAAACATGATGTTAGACAACATCAGTGATTCTAACTTTGTGAAAAACACAAGGCGTAGCTTTAGAAACTAAGACTACCCTTATTCCAATTTTTAGTGATAACTATTAAATTAAATTTAGAATGATAGAAGAACATACTATTGATGGCTACCTCGGCAGTGGCTATCAATTAAAAGTATTGTGGCAGATATTAACAGAAGCAGATTTCGGTAATAAAATATTCCCATATCTTAAGACTGAATACTTTGATGACCCTAATCATCGAAGATTCTTTACAGTCATAAGAGAATATTATAATGAATATGGTAAAATACCAAATCTACAGAATAAGAGTATCTTCCATGCAATCACTCGATATAAGCAATCTGCAAATCCAGTAGATGAAGAAATCTTAATGGGTATCGCTGAAAACATTAAGAATTGGAATGATAGGGTTTTAAATAAAAATCTTGATTATGATGGTGATGCTGTACAACAAGCAGTATACAACTTCATTAAGCAAGGTGAATATTGTGATCTTGCTGATTTCATTATGTCGAAAGTCAAAAAAGGTGGCTTTGACGATGAGATTAATAATTCTATTGATAAGAGAACCAAGAAGATCAGTGATATTGGTAGTGATGAAGATGAAGGTATTGAGATATTTGAAGATATTGATAGAGCCTTACAAGTAAACTTTAGAGAACCAATTGGTACAGGAATACTTGCCATTGATAATCTAATGGGTGGTGGACTTGGTAAAGGTGAAATGGGGATTATACTTGCAGGTACAGGTGTGGGTAAATCAACGGCACTAACCAAGATAGCTAATGAAGCACACGCACTCAATAAGAATGTGCTTCAAATTGTTTTTGAAGATAGCCAAGATGAAATTAGACGTAAGCATTATGCTATTTGGTCTAAAACTAAATTAAGTGAAATGAATGATAACCTTGAACTTGTCGGAAGACGTGTTAAGGATTATCAGAAGAATGATAATTTAGGAAAACTAATTGTAAAGAAATTCCCTCAAGAGGGTACTACTATCCCTAAAATACGCCAGTGGATGGATAGATATAAGAAAAAGTGGGGAATTAGTTTTGACATATTAGTACTAGATTATATTGATTGTGTTGATCCACATGAGAAGTATTTTGATCAGAATAAAGCTGACGAAGGTATTATTAAAGCCTTTGAAGGAATTGCTACTGATTATAACATACCATGTTGGACTGCAATACAGGCGAATAGAAGTGGATTGGGTAGTAACTCCAATAATGGGAGTGAAGCAGAGTTTATTAATACATCACAAATGGGTGGTAGTATCAAACGTGCTCAAAAGACTCACTTCTTAATGTCTGTAGCAAAGACACCTGACCAAAAACGTGCAGGATTAGCTAACATAGCGATACTTAAAGCTAGGTTTGCTGCTGATGGTCAAAAGTTTGAAGATGCAATTTTCGATAATAACTCTGTAGAAATTGTTGTGAGAGATAGTGACTACTCTTATCGAAATAAGAAAGATGATTACCAAGAACCAGACTCAATCACAAAATCTGATGGTGAAATAAACAAGTTAAGTGAAAAGATTGCAGCTATGAATAGAAACATGGATGCCAATAAAGAAGGACGAGACTTAGTTAACTATAAAGAAGCTATCAGTGGTGATACAGCAACAATCGAAGTAGAAGGTAAAGAATGGAAGCGTGTTGCAGCTGATAATATGGGTGAATTACCTGAAAAGGATGAGGTATCAGAACAAATAACTGCAGATGATACACCAATTGTTCAAAAAACTGAAAAAATTCAGGAAGTAAAACCTCCTGTTAATCAGGAAGTTAGTGAACCACCTAAAGAAAAGGTGAAAAAAAATGAAATAAATGTTGCAGATGAATTTGCAGAAATGAAAAGAAGTGGTATATTTGGATCATCATCTAATTCGGAAAGCGATATTAGAAAGCAACTTGATGAAATGTCTAAAAGACATTTTAATAACACAAGTTAAAAAAAATAGTAAAAAAATTGACTTTTTTGTAACTTTTTGTAAAATTAATCGTATTTAATCTTACACGCTTTTTAAAAAAAGATTAAAAAAACTTTGAAAAAAGTTTGATAGTTAAAAAAAAGCTGTTACATTTGCATCGTTCTAAAAGTAGAACAGCAAATAAAAAAATTGACATATTGAAAATATTTGAGGGTGCTTATGCTCTCCTCTTTTCCTTCGGGATTAGAAAGTCCTTCGGGAAAGATAAACTTGGAAACAAGGATAAAGGTTTGATAGAAAACTCAAAACGTCTATTGAATCGATTATAATCTTCGGATTGTAATACACGTAAGCAATACACTATCCACTCTTTAAGATAAAGATCAGGTGCGTCTAGCGATTAACTGAGGGAGTGATTTTGAATAAAGGAATTCGAAGTTGAGCATGAAAATGCAATAGGAATAAGTGTAAGGTCATAGTCCATAATTGTACCAGCAATGTAGGGCGGTGATCAGTTGAAGAATTTAAACCGTTAAAACGAATACTCATTTAGTTGGGAATAAGTTACGGAGGATTTGAAACCGTGAGGTGGTACTCACAAGAAGTTGTGTAGTATTTACTGCCCAAAAGGTAGTAATCTGCTCCTTAGCCACAACTTCTGGACTCCGACTGAGATAAAAAAACTAAGCAGTACACTCTTAATGTATTTGGTATAAAAGCTCAAGTGCTAAGGCGTTAGAAAATAAAGTTGCATAACTCATTATTGTAATGGGGCATGATGGTCGCAAGCCTGATTGTGTGTTATGAAGTAATATTGTAATCTCGCAAGGATTAGTTAGTTCGGCAGAACTGAACAGTATTGAAGTAGCAGAAAACGTTTTTAACGATACGATTGGTTAGCGTAAGTAACTTGCAATCACGGATTACTATGGGAAACTGTAGTGGATAAAGAAGGAAGTCTTTCGAGGCGGTATAATCTTCTGAAAGGTTCGTGGCTATAGCTATACTCTCAGGCTTATTTAATTTAAATTGGGGGAGTGGTGAAATATAAACTACAACAAATATAATTCTACTGCTCTTTTAAAGAGAACTGATTATGTTTTCAGTAAAATGGTAAACACAATTGTCTTATACACAATGGATTACAGGTTCGATTCCTGTCTCCCCCACAACATTTACGAAAAAGTCGTAAATAAAAAATATTAGGAAAACTGATAGTGATTTCAGTAAAAATGTGTAGGTTCGAATCCTATCATCCCCGCAAATTTTTAACTTGGGGATGTAGCTCAGTGGTAGAGCAGTTGCCTTGAAAGCGATGTTTTAAATAACAATAATTACTGTCGAAATATTCCTAACCTTATTTAAAATATTGAAGAGAACTGATTTGTTATTTCAGTACGATTAGCTCAGTTGGTTAGAGCATAAGTTTCAAATACTTAATGTCATGGGTTCAACTCCCATATTGTAAAAACAATAATAACAAACAAATTATCTCTTTAAGTCAAATTGCGAGGTGGAGAAGTCTGGCATCTCGGTAGGCTCATAACCTACAGGTCGTAGGTTCAAATCCTACCCTCGCTACAAGATTCTACGGAAAAGCTGTAGAATATAAAATATTGGGAAAACGGTTAGTGTTTTCAGTAAATTTTGTAGGTTCGAATCCTGCCTTCCCCACAAATTATATATTTGGGGAAGTGGACAAATTGGTATAGTCAACGGTGCGTAAAACCGTGTATTCAAATACACACAAATACTAAAAAATTATTCCCATAACATTATGCTTGGTAAAGCCTCTTACATAGTAACGTAACCAAGTAAAGTTATTTAGGTCTGATCACCTAAATCATTAATAAGTGACTGAATGCTTATTAATAGTATTTTTTTGTTTTTTAAGGCTCTGTGCAATAGAGGAAATTTTTAATAATGAATTTTTCTAAAAAATTCGAAACAAAAATAAATAGTAGTATTGTGTAGTAGTACAGTTAAACTACAAGTGACTGTCGTTTTTTATGAGTGTTTCAGTGCATCTCGAATTTTATCGTTAAAAATTCTAAAAACTATGGCTGGTATAATAATCTCCCTCTAAAGGAGAGTAAAAACTAGCTACAAATTTTTAAATGGTGGGTGGGTTTGTAATTACTTGATTGTAGTGCAAATTTATTCACCATTTTTTTTTGCAACAATTTGCGATAAAATATTGTATAATTACTTTTAACGTAAACTATAATTATTTTCGAAATGAAAAACTTAGTAGTAACAAACAATCAATTAGCATCAATTAAGAAAAATTTGGTTGATGGGTTGACAATTGCCTCTGGTGCAAAGAGTACTGCAACATATTACCATACAAGGGATGAGCAGGAAAAAGCAATTAGAAGTGCTGTAGTGAAACTGTATAACGAATCTAAGGAGCTTCCTTTGATCTTAGCAAATCAGAAGGGTTCTACTGGTAAGTTTATACAGGAGGTGTTATTAAACGAATTTAAGTCTACCTATACAGGTGGTGCTTGTAATATCGTTAACCCACAAGATTGGTATGATAATGATTTATCTGATAAGGCTATTCTTGGTGCATTATATAACCTTAACGAAAATGGTATTCCATATGTGTTGAGATTATTCAATGACTTAAAGAAGAACAAGGTCAATAATGATAGATCAAGAAAAATCGTACTTGGTTATATCTTTGGACATCCAAACTTGGAATTTAATGCACTTAAGTATAGAAACAAAATTGCTGTTGCATTAGAACACGTTTACGGTAAAAGAAATACTTCAATTTTAATTAGTATTGCGAAGGATTATCTTACCACTGGCGTTTACAAAAACGAGAACGAGCTTCAAATGGTTAACAGCATGGTTGCTATGTTTGATGGTGGTAATGATGTTGATAGAGCATTAATGATATTACTTTTCATCTTTAAAGAAGGTGACGAGTCAATGTATGGGGTAAGTGAATTCGGGTTATTAAGTCAGTACTTCGATGCTAAGAAGGATATTACTGATATCAGTAAAGTTCCAGAAGAAGTATTGATCGGTTTGATTTCAAATAAGAATCACCCTCAGTATGATCAATTATGGTCTACTCCAGTAAAGAGAGAGTCAACCAAGAAGTTAATTAGAACTAAGAATGAAGTTACTTCTGTTAATCAGCAAGTACGTCAAACCAAGTCTAATGCAAAACTTGGTGTTAAGAAAACAGTAAACCTTGAAAAGGCTACTGATTATATGGCACTTTACAAAACTGGTTTTGAAACTGGTTTCACAAGTGAAATCAATGATGCTATTGATGGTTTAGCTGAGAAGAAGAGAATGAACTTACCATACAATAACATTGGTATTGTTTTAGATATGTCTGAGTCTATGAAAGGACACAAGCAGGAGTCTAAGAACACACCAAAGGCTATTGCAATGTTCACTAGTAAAGTACTGGGTAAGTCAGCAGATAGTTCAACTAAAGTGACTACAGGTAAAGCTGGTACTGACTTGGCTTCTGCATTCATTAGCTTAATGAGAAAAGAGGATGAGACCAAACCATATGATGCGGTATTCTTCTTAACTGATGGATATGAAAACGTATATGAAGGTTTAACAAACGAAGTTGTAACAGCATTTTTAACTGAAACAGGTCGTTATATGCCAATTTTCCAAGTATCACCAATTACTGGTGCTGAAACTGGAGCGAATGTAAGAGAATTAGGTAATGAGATCGTTAAAATGGCGGTTAACTCACCAAGTGCTCTTATTGGTCAGATGCAAGCAAGAATGCTTGAAGTAGATACTAAGCAGTGGTTATTAACTCAGTTAGAAACACTTGAAAGTAAAGATGTTAGTAGATACGCTAAAAATAAGATTAACGCTTAAATAGTAAAATAATGAATACTACAAGAGAATTTACAGATTTATTAAAAGGTACTCGTCCTATCAAGGATAGTGATGGGAATATCGTTGTTCAGACAATTATGAACATGCAAATTGTTGGCTTAACTGCTGATGATGAATACTCTTTGGATAGTCGTTTTGCTAATCCGTTGACTGTATTGAAAGCATCAAACAGAAGCTATGGTGAGGTAACTCTTTCCACTACTGGTGGTAAAGAAACCATCGCACCACCACAGATGGCAATGATGACTAAGCAACGTGCACAGAATCATACTATGATGAAAGCTGGTTATGTAAAAAATAGCAAGACTTTCAATGATGCAGGTTGTGTTGAAGGATCACAAGGTGGACATTTTACAAACGTTACTGGTAGTGAACTTAGGTTTGTTCCAGTAACCATGAGAGAAATGTTACTTAATGCTGTTGGTCAAACTAATGGTCATGGTAATGCATATCCTGCAGTTACCAAGCTAGGTGAAGACACTAGATCGGATGCTGGAACATATCTTGACAGATACTTCTCAAAGTACGATAAGAAGTTAGAGGAATTTATTGCTCACTTTGAACGTCCAGAGAAGTTGATCGGGGTTATCGTATTAATCGATGGTGAGATTGTTGCTATTGATAAATATCCATCATTCAGTTATGCTGAACAAGTTTGGGATTTATTAATTAGAGATTGTTATGGTGCTCTTGCTATCATGGCAGAATTGAAAGGGTTAACAGGTAGAAAAAGCTTCACAGAAGTTTTAAACTCTACTCGTCCAACTAATTCAACCTCAGTATTGGATAGATTAGAAACTGCATTGAACAAGACTAAGAAGAAGATCACTAAGAGTGTTGAAGAAAAGATTCAAGACCTTCTTGATATGACTTTAGAAGCAACTGATGATGCTGATGGTAATAGAGGGAGAGCAACTAGTGATCCTAAGAGTTACATCTTAAAGAATGAAGGATATATCGGTCAGGTAATTAGTGAAACTGATTATCACCACTTGGTTTCTATCGTAAAGAAAGAAGCATATAATCCAACTGCTTTAAGAACAGTTAATCAGATGAAGAGAAAAGCTAAAGGGCAAGACCCATTTAGTTTATAAATAATATAAAATAAATTATATTTAAAACCCACAGGAGAAATCTTGTGGGTTTTTTTGTTTAGTACGGATTTTGAAAATCTAATTCTGTATTTATATATAAATGGTTGAAAATATTTAACCATTTTTTTTAGAAATCGCATGACGGCTTTTTTTAAATGCGGTTTTTACCTAAAAAAATAGATATAGATATGACGTTTTTCACTAGACCAAGATTAGATAATTTACAATTCCGACAAGAAACATCTGATAATTTAACATTATCGGGTGCTACTATTTTTGCTAAAACCGTTGGTGGTTTAAGTTTAACAGATCAAACAGGCACAGCTATTCCAGTTAATGCATCAAATCCAGTAGATGGTAAAGCATTAGTTTATAGTGGTGGTACTATTATATTCGGTCAAGGTGGCGGTGGAGCTGGTTTCCTTAGTAATATCGGTGGAGGTAGTGGAATAATATATGATACAACATCAAGCACAGGTACAACTAGTGATCTTAGAACGTTATCAGGTGGTACTGGGGTAACCATTGAAACAATTGGTGATGTTGTTATTGTAAACTCATTAGGTGGATTGTTAGGTAATCCACAGCCAGAAGAACCAAGCGATAATACATATTTAGATGGTTTGTTTCCATTTACTTCTGGAACATCGGTTGGATTTGCAGTGGATGAAATTAATGAATTTTTAAGTTTACTTGCACCAGCACAGCCACCAATATTAGATGATCAATCAACGATTGGTACATTTGTTAACGGTAAGTTATCTTTTGGTGCTACAAAAAATGATATTGGATATGCTAATGTCACTGCAGGTCAAACTGCAGGTGCTTTAGATATAAATGATAATTTTCCTACTGTTGGTTTTAGAAAAGGTTTAACACAAAATAGCTTACTTACAAATAACAACATATTTGGTGTTTTAAATGATGATGTTGCAGGTAATGAAACTGCTGCTGGAGTTCCATTTGAAGAGAATGCATTTAGAGATGGTAGTGTGGGTACATTATCATTATATCTTAATGGTATTATAATTG